ATCGGACGCATCGTCCTCCACGACTTCACCAAGTTTGGAGGGCGTCACATGGAGGGTGCATGGTATGTGCATGAAGACACCCCCCACAAGGTGACCCACTATCCCGACCCACGCAGCACGCCCTACACACACGGGCGGCTCCTGTGGTTGACTCGACCTACCTGTACCCCTACCTGCTACCTGACCAAGGGGCCCCGCCCGAGGGAGGTCGACGGTTACCTTGTATCCAATCCAGCCCCCCTATCGAATACAGGTATGATCTCTGTCACCTTCGCTCACCTCGACACCCCTACAGGCGAGGCGAGCGGGAGTGATCCTGTGGATTATTCCCGCCCAGGCGTAGGATGTATGCAACCCCCCGAGGCCACATTTGGACAGGGCCTGTGGCGCAAAGCTCGCCACCTGCTCCTCAGGATGGGTTTCAAAGAAACGGCTTTACCCACTGATTACCGTGACCGCTCCCCGACATACTATCTTGTAGATGTCGCCAGAGCGATCCAACAGAATCGCGACCCCGTCGGTGGCTTCTTCAGCGGCCATACGCTCACGAAGCTCCGCAACCGAGTCGCGAACGAAGTCAATCAAGACAAGACCCTCAAGTCCATCAACGTCATGTTCCCAGAGGAGATGGCCGCGCTAATGGAAGGCACCGTTCAGTTTTTGACACTCGATGCCTCTAGCGGCCTAGTCTCCCAACTTTGGGAGTCCTACGGCGACGCCTGGACCGATCGTAATCTCATCTTCAGCAAGATCGGCAAGGACAAGATCACGACTATAGTCCCAACTCTGGTTCTCATAGCTGGTGTTGCACTAGCTATCCTCTATTTCGGCCTACCAACGGGTAGCGCCGCGGTGTTTTTCGCCGCGGTGTCCGCTTTGTTGTCTGAACTGTGGAGTTTCTTGCCCGGCTTTAGCGCTCTGCTTTCAATAGCATCTAATCTTGCCACTTCGGCACCCAGCCTCTCCATTATGGAGCGGCTCCTTGACGGCCTCTTGGGCGTGTTCGAGGGTGTCGTCGGTTGGCTTTGCTGTTGGGACGACGAAGAAACTGAGCGTTTGGTCGGCAACATCCCGGCGCTCTCGATCATGGACGCCGTGCCGACTTTCTTACGGTTAGCCAGCCGCACCCTACGACGTGGGGTGTCCGCTGACGCTTTCATAAAGATCGCAGTCGCACCCCTGATCGAAGAGATGTTCAAACGCACGGGATACCTCCTCCCTATTCCAGGTTTGGCGCAACTTGTAGCCCTCATCCTGGCAATGAGTGAGGCCTCCATCGCTGAAGAGGGATCCATTTCCGACATCGCAGCTCTTTCCACCGATGACTGGAAGGTTGCGCTTGCCCGCATTCTTTTTCGAATCGTGGCGCATGTCGGGCTATCTCTATTGCCTTTGCCCCTGGCCATCGTGGTTCACGCACTCTGGAACGCTTTCCAGATGTACCATGAGGCCGAGGTCCCTTCCCTTTCCCACACAGACGTGGTTGAGTTCGTCCAGAGCTACATGGAGCCGGACTTCCCTGATCGGCCGACCGAGTTCCCCGATCTAGGGGTTGTCACTTTTCCAGTAGAATCAGGACGCCTCCCTAAGGAACACCGCGCCTACCAAGAAGGGGGATACCCCGAGCCCTCTATCCCGATGGTCGTCAAAGGCTTTGACTCAGACTACTCCCGCCTGGCGGTTGAACAGGTCCGAGAATGGCCCCATTCATACCATTATGTCCTCAATGGTATCCCAACCTTTTACGCCCACAAATCCCCAGAGATCATCCGAGCCATGTACCTGTGCCGCGTTACCAAACGCCCCCCAATGACACAGGATGAACAACATGATGCAGCGATCGAAAAGATCAACACTCTGGATTTTTACGCCCATCTCGATAGGGCGATCACCCTCAACCCGCAGCTCGGCGATGAGCTCCCGAAATGGGAGATTCTCGCCCCGGGCTGGCTCGAACATCTCGTTGGCCCCCAGCGCAGGAAATACCAGCGCGCCATCGAGACTGTCAAGGGTGACGACTTTCGCAACCGCCTGGTGTTCCACAAGAGCCGCAGCTCGCCACCGACCTACTACGTTGACATGTCCGCCCTGCATAGGACGGACTATAAGAAGC